ATTACATCACCGTTAAATCTTACTTTAAGCCCATTAGTAAATACTACACCATTAGTTGCGGTAAAGTTTGCTTGAGTTAAAATGTCAGCATCTACATCTAATGTGTTAGTATTATTACTTTCAACAATTCTAATAATACCAACCTTGTTCGGGTTTGTACTATCCTGATAATAAAGAATATCTGATGGGGCAGTAATTTGTGGGAGTAGATTAAGTACACCATTTACGTCACGATAAAAGGGACGATTAGACCAAAGTTCACCGTAGATGGGGATGATGTTTTCACTGATTGGAATAACTCCATCTGGAATTAATCTAAGTACAGGTGAGTCTGGGTTACCAACATATGTGATACGATAGTAGTTTTCTGAAACGTTAGTATAGAAGCCTTCTTCAAGTAAGCCCTGATTGATGTTTGCAGTCATTGTGCCTGTACCAGCGACAAGACCAAATACTGGACCGTCAATATAATCACTGATAGTAAATTGAGTTGGACTTACAATGTCACGAACATAGTAAACTTGGCCGTCAGTTAATCCACCAATCGTAGGGGTATCAAATGTGATGCTCTGCCCAGCAGTAAAGGTTGATGTGTCACCGGTTGCGATAGTAAGAGTAGTTGTGTTGCAGCTAGTGATGGTAACAGTTAGCGGCGGGACATACTGATTATTATTGACATCAAAATTATCTTCACTATAATATTGTGAGACAAAACCTATTTCATTAGGAACACCGGTGTTATAGAATGCTACACGTAATCCTTCTAATCCAGTAACACCGTCGATGTTGCCCAACTCACTGAGTTGTACACCGTTAACTTCACTGAAAGGTGTAGTGGAAATCAAATCTACTGGGTTTTTACCAGGAAGAATATATTCATTCTGTGCATCTTTTTGCGGAACATTAAATGTAACCAAACCTAAATTAGCACCGTTGTTTTCTACGCCATAAACGTCACGAACAGGAATGTTGGGGAAGTTTGCAGAAAACCCACTAACGCCAGGCTCTGATTGAATCCAAAACTGAGAATCTTGGTCTACAAGAAACGTATAAGTTCCGCCGCGCAATAGAGTAAGAGTTGGATTAGCATTAGTACCCGATGCACCGAGTTCTACGATGCTGTATGAATTAGGGTTATCTGTTACTCTGTAATCGGCTCTGGAGTATATTAATGATTGCGCCACTGTTACTGCGGGAGGACCATATGGCAACCAGTAGTATTCGTTGAAGTTGATTAGCTTGTCAAGTTCAATAAATGAGTCCCATGAATAAAACTGAGAATCAAACAGTCTGCTGTTGTTATCAGTAGTACCGCCCGCTAACTTTAGTGCATCAATGATGCCAGGATATGAAATGAAGTCTTTTGCAACTGGTTCATTAGTTTTCGTAAAGACAACGCCTGGATCAAGTTGGTAATCTGTACGGACCTTTGTTGGTTCTAGAACATACCTGTCTGTAGCGTTTATTCCATAACCAAACCTACTACCAACATAACCTTGAATACGAGTAGTGTTCGGTGGATTGACGATCTGGTCAAGGGTAGCTGCTAAAAATTCAGCATTGGTTGGTGTTTGAAATACTTCCGGGAGGAAATCTAATGTTCTTACTCTAGCCATGTATATACTTATCTTACCTGTAATTCAGCGGGTGTGAGGGCTGGTACTACCACTACATCATTTGCAGTTGCAGCATTTACGAAAATCTCATACGGCATACATTTTATCTCATATAAATCTCCGAAGCTCATAGTTGGGTCATTGGGAACGAGAACAGCAGAACTAATCAACTCTCCGCAACTTGCATGTAAAAATGCACTAAGCTCTGAGAAATAGAATGTGTCTCCGAAGTTCCAATTATTAATACTAAAGTAATTGTTCATTGCTGCAAGTACCGTGCTGCGAATTTCACTGTCACTTGCATTTGTACTTGAACTCCTAATTACCTTAATTGTCCCTCGTAATGCAGGGTCTGCTTTGGGTCCAAACAATGGTTTGAAGACTACGCTATTCATGATTACTGCATCGCTCATCATCTTATAGTTATTTACACCGCTGTATTCAGTGCTTAATTCAGTAATAGACGGACGTACCGGTTCTAGAATAGTATTAGTTGTATCTACGATCCAATTACTATACTCAGTATAATAAGCTTGTGTAACCAAATACAAGTCAATAATATTTGTGGTCACTGGGTCAATTCTAGTAGTATTGTTTGAGTTGTGTCTATACTGATACGACAATCCTTGTCTACCTGTAACAACTGAATATGAGTCCTGCTCTACCAATAAGTAGAACGGGGTAATAATGGTTTGGTCTTGAACAGTCTTATAAAACTTGTTTTCACCATATGCATAGAATAATGTTCCTACTGGATAATCATACTTTACGACTTCAATCTGAGATGTTGTTGAGTAAGCAAAATTTACATCCGCACTAGGAATAATATACTGCCTAGATAAATTAATAGCATCTTGTATCGTTCTAAAGAATACATATTTTCCAATATTAGAGGAACCCGTAGTGTAGCCGGTAATCTCACTAAAGAAATCTGGATTTAGAATCAATTGACGATTGTTAACGTCAGTTGCAGCTACTTCAACTTGGAAATCGTTAATGTACCCGTCACTCTCTACTGTCTGTCCTACAATATTTACCTGTAAGTCTTGACCTAAGGGAATATTTGATCCGAACTGTGTATTCACAGAAAGTACATTGACAAAATCTTGAATGATTTTTCCACTAAAGGGGTCGTACACTAGTTCATCTTTAGCAAAAGTAAATCTAGTATCAGCGACACTTCCAAAGTAATATGTCAATGAACGGTAAGTAATGCTATATGTATTTGCACCAGTACTAGTGAACTTTACAAAATAGTTTGGATCAGTAAAGCTAGAAATAGACCAACGATCTTGGTTAATCATCAATGAATTATTAAACACCAATGTAAAGTCTTGTTGCAATTCCATTCTGAACAAACATTCTTGAATCAGAGTTGTCGGGAACGCATTACCGAATACAGGAATTATTTCTGTAATTTGTACACCGTCAGGCACGTACCCATTTAGTTTAATTGGGCCCACGCCATTAGCAAAGCTACCGTTACCGTTATTGCTACCATCACCTGCAACATTAAGAACAGTTGACCAAATATAAGTTTGATTAGGACTAGGGGGAATACCTTGAACTAGTCGGTTAGTAGTAGCATCAAAATAGAACCCACTCGGAGCAACAAACTTACAGATAGCACCAGTTGTTATATACTTCATGTTCTGACTGTTGAAGATACCTACGCTCAGTGGTTGTTCTAAGCTACCGGTTACTGTATAGAAGTAACCTGACTCGGTGCCGGTGTCTACTGTACTTGTTCTCCAATAAACAGTCCCGTCACCTGATGCTGCATTGACCGGATATCTTGTATAATTTTGAATATAATACTGGGTCGCTCTGTTCAACGACAATATATTTGACAGTGTATCCGTAAAGAAAGCAATAATGTCACTAGTATTATTAATAGTTAGATTTAAGAAGCCATCAGCATTGTTTTGGTATAGTGCGCCGTCTCCGCCAAAACTATTTGTACTAGAATACTTACCAGTAGGGTCAAGTAAATCTAGATTCTTAGAAGTGCCTACGCTTGAACGATTGATTGCTTTACTCTTAATGATAGAGCTATACAAGGTGTATGGGAAGTTATTATAGTCTTCACCATTAACCATACGATTTTGTGTGTAGTAACGAGTAGGAGCACGTTGCTTGATGTTATCAAGAGTTTCACGAGCTTGAGCAGTATTCACTGTTAACGGTAGTTCAAGCCCAAATGTAATTTGTTCTGCTCTACCTAAGCGGCTGATGTAAGTGAAGGTGACTGAGATGCCTTGCATTTCACTAGGACTAATTGCATATGTCAGCGCATTTCCTGCTCTTACGTATGCACGGAAGTTGCCAACTGGAATCTGACTAAACACCCCGTCACCGAATGTGTAAGTTACTTGGTCATTGAAGCGAGAACCTACTGAGAAAATCTTTCTATCTGAGAATTCAGTTTGCAAGTATGCATCTGCGTATACGTTTTCTACTTGTCTCCACAGGGTTCTAGTACCATCATCATTAAGTTGGAACAACCAAGTGTCACTATTGTTTACACCCTGAATATCAACGGGGATATTTTGATTGCTAATCTGTTGCTGTAGGGTGAAGTCAAAATTCTGAAGGCTTCCTTGCTTAAAGTAGAAGAAGAACCCAGTTTCAGCAGATCCAAAACCCAAACGGTCATTGCGATACACCATGTTGAATCTACCAGATGGGGCTGGTGGAATTTCATACACACTGTTTGAATCTACCGTAGTAACGCTGCACAACTCAAAATTCATAGTCTGACCATCAATCGTACTATTGAAAGGCACGATAGGAAGCGCAGTAGGAGGAATCTGCATTGTATATTCGCTGGTAGTTACTCCTGCTAATTCAGAAATATTAGCGGGGCGACCGATTCGTTGAGTATTAACTAGCGTAGCATTTACAATAGTATTGAATTGTTCGAGCCAGTTTGGATTAGCCGGGTCATTCCAAAGAATAGTTTGATTGCTAAGATTTAGTCCATTGATATCAGTAATGTTCTGTGTAGTGCTGATACTAGATACTTTTAAGTAGCCTTGACCTGCAATGTTTCTTTTTGGAGTATAGCTAACAAGATTGGCAAGCTTAATAACACTATCTCTACGTTCAGCAGTATCGATGAAGTTCTCACGAGCGTTCAAGTCGTTACGGAAAGCAAGACCCTGACCCATAAAGGCGATGACATCAAGTAACGCAATGAATTCGCTTGATTCAGTGTAGTCATTGAAAGTTTCAGGATAATATACACGAAGGTAATCGATGAAACTCTTGCGTAGAGTTTCATAATCATAACTTCTAAAGTCGGCTTCACGGAACGTCTGGTATATAGTTTTCCAGTCGTTGAGACCAAACAATGCAGATTGTCTTGAACTTGTTGCCATAGATTAATACTCTTTTCATGTATTTATCATTAGGAAAAGAGCAGGTTTTGTTAAATGAATGTAGCTGTATTAGTTGCGCTATTAAAAAATACGCTGATCAGTTCTGGTTGATTGAATGGGTTAATTGCAAGCTCAACTTCTAATAAGATACCATTTTCTTTAGGAAATGCTTTAACTGAATTAAGAATGATTCTAGGGTCTTGCGCTGCAACTCTAAAGATTTCATTTTCTAACTGGAATTGCACATCTGAAGTGTTTGGTTCAAATATGAAGCTCCAAACTTTAGTTCCGAAGCCCGGCTGTCCTACTTTACTACCTAAAGGAATATTAAGAGCATTTAAGAAATCTTGTGTCACTAACTGGGTATCAGTTAATCTATATTTCTTTCCCCAAACAATAGGTTGACGAATGCCGCCCACGCCGTTATCGATTCCACCTACTGCATTAGTAGTTCTTGGCTTACAAGCGTCTTTAGTACTAAACCCTACATACTGTGCCATTAGTTATTCCTTATCCATTTCCTGAAGGGCCTATAATACCCGCAATTGTATTATTCAACTCTGCTTTACTTGTATTTATTTTTGTTTGTATACCTTCAATTGCAGTTGCACCAGAGCCAGTAACTGAAGATAACGCTGTTTTAGCAGTAGCCGTTATTTGTGTAGCACTAGAGGTCACTGTATTCACTGAATTAGTAACTGTCTTGATAGTTGAATTCACTGAGGAAACAGTAGATGATACAGATGTCGCTGCTTTAGTTAAGGAAGTCAGTGAACCACCGAGTGAAGACGCTCCTCTAGATATTCCTGATACTGCACCAGTCAATGAACCTGTTAACTCAGATAGGCCAGATGTTAGACTTGATGCTGCATTAGCGATTCCACTAGCAGTCTCTCCGGCACCGGCAAGAAGGTCACCGGCAACATTATTAATATTATCTAAATTAATGATGTCATCTAAAAGTTTAGCGTATTCAGGATCAGTTGTTGCCTTATCAAATTCAGCAAGTGCTTTTTCAATTGCAGGATCTCCTGCAGGGAGATTTAGTTCTGCTTCATTATATGCTTTTGATTTTTCAAAAATCTTTTTATCAAATTCAGCAAGTTTATCTTGAAGCTGCTGATATTTTTTACCAACATCAAGTAGTTTCTGTGCTTGATCCTTAACATCCTGAGTAATTTCACCCAGTAGATTTGGTGTCGGGATTTTAGGATTGCCAAGAACAGATTTAATTTGCGAGGTGATTGAGCCTCTGTCAGTAGTATTAAATCCTACAGCAGGAAGCTTGATTGCAGCAGCACCGCCGGCACTTAGTGCTGACACCGATGATGCTAGTTCTGCTGCTGCCCCGGCTGGCAAGCCCTTAGATACAAGTGCAGTTAGATTATCTAATTGCCCTCCGATATCATTTGCAAGTTTTTCCGCACTTTGTAGTCCGCTCATTACTGATGTCTGTGCATCCTTAATAAGCCCAGTAAGACTGCCTGCACCCGGAATGCTGTTTACTGCCCCGGTTGCTTTGTCGAGTACCGAGGATACCGACTTAATGCCACCTGCTAAATTACTAATACCAGATGCTACTTGAGATGACACTGCGGCAGACGCACCTTTAGCAACAGTTGATGCGGCAGTAGATAATGCAGCCGTGCCGCCTGCTGCTAGAGCTGGACCCGCGCCAGCAAGACTACTTACATTATCAATTGCCCCAGTAATCTTATTAGCAGTGCTAGTAATAGATGTTGCGGCAGTAGATACGGAGTTTAGGGTATTAGCAAATGATCCAACTGATCCACTAATTTTATTAGTTAATTGTCCAAGTGAACCGTTAACTGCTGAGACGGCTCCACTGACGCCAGCAACAGTATTTTGCATTGAACTTGTAATCGAACTTAACGAAGATGTAGTTGACTTGATTGAACCGGTTAATGACGATACTGCGCCTAATGCACCGGATACAGATGCGGTCGCAGTGTTTACAGTGTTGGATATACTTTTCGCATTATCAGCTAGAGTACTTAATGAGCCTCCGACATTTTTAAGAGCGGCTGATGCACCACTTAATGCGCCGGTTACGCCGCCTATTGCATTAGTTAGCTGACCGGCTGCCTTACCAACACTTGATAGCCCCTCAGTGAGACCCTTAGAAGCCGAAGTCAATGTTGCGCTAAGCTGCGAAAGTTGTCCTGCCTCAGCTTGTGCTTTAGCTGCTGCTTCTTTAGCAATCGCAGTAAGATTCTGCGGTACACCGGGCTTGAATGCCTTGAATGAATCCTTAATTGAGTTGAACGCATTAGTAGCAATGCCTTTTGCTGCGTCTTGAATTCCAGTAAGACCAGCAGGTCCGCCTGCATTCTTCATGGCGTTCAACGCACTTGAGAGTCCTCCCAATCCACCTAACTTATCAGCGAGTCCTGCTGCTGCTGTTCCAGCACCGATTGCCTTAAGTGCATTTGTTGCGCCGCCTACAGCACCTGCTATCTTGTTAGCAGTATTGATAGCTCCAGACACTTGATTCAATGCACCAGATACTTGATTCAATGCTTGACCTGCGGCTGAACCCACTAGTCCACTGACTGCGCCTGATACGCTGGTTAGTGTGCTGCTTGCTTTTCCTGCAACTTGAGAGATTGCAGCAATAGTTTCTTTTGGTCCTACTGTAGCTGCGGCAGTGACTAATCCGGTTGTAGTACCCGAAGATTCATTTCCGGTTAGTACACCACTGTTAGTGAGAAGTGTTTGTGCTTTCTGCATTGTAGTCGCCATTCCTTGCGCTTGTGCAGAAGTATTTTTTACGAATGATGTAAGATTCTCAGCACCCGGGATAGCAGTGAACAATGATGATGGCAATGCCTTATCAATGATAGATGTCGCAGCGTTTAGTCCAGTTGCAGTCACCTTAATGATGTCATTTGCTTGCGTAGCGATACCATTAATCAACGTAGATGCACCTGGCTTGAGTACTCCAGCTTGCTCCATTTGCTTTGGCGTCATTGCAAATGAACCTACAGCTACCGTTGCAGATTCGGAAGACGATGTTTTAGTTGTTGTTGTTACTCCGTTAGCTGTGGTAGTAGTGGTTGATGAAGAAGATGTTACTGAAGTAGTCACCCCGGATGCTGAAACAACCGCAGCACCTTGGGTAGTTGCTGCCGCAGCAGGTCCTTGTGCAGCCGTAGTAGCAACACTTGCAATTGCAGCATTCGTTGGTCCAGGCCCCATTGCTTTCGAAACTGATGGAGTAGTAGCTGGCACTGATGCTGCTGTCGCAATAGCTGGTGGAGAAGCGTTAGTTGCTGCTGCCGTAGTTGTTTGTTCTACCGCCGCAGAAGGTGCTGCCGGAAGTGAATCACTTGCGTTAAGAGTAGTCTTGACATCAACCCCTTGACCTGCGTTTGACCATGGTGCGTGTGCCGGAGCACGAGACGCAATAGTTAATAGTTTTGCTGGCGCTGCAATGAAACCTTTTTCTTCATCAAACAATGTATCAGTCTGTGCAACAATAGGAATTACAGGAACATCCTGTGGAGTAGTGCCTGGACCACCTGAGTTAAGATTTACTTTGCTACCGTTGACATATGCAATCCCGCCAGCAACCAACGAAGCTTCGCCGCCTGCTTGAAGCGCAACCGCACCGCCGGCTTTTCCTAAGAAATTCCCAATAGAAAATGCTTGAATATCTTTACCGGATCGAATCTTAGTATCTTCTTCTGAGTTAGTTTGAATGTTTTTACCCTGAAGATTTAGATTCTCCATAGCGTGAATGTTAATGTTTTGGTCAGCGTGAAGATTTAAATCTCCCTGTGTTCTAATGTTAACTGAGTTAGTAGAGTACATATCAATTGTACCCTCTTTACCCAACTCAATATATGATTGTCCATTTGAGTGAAGAATCATCAATGTTTGACCATCATCGCTCATTAAGATTTGATGACCTAATGCTGTACGAATACGAATTAACTGGTCACGCCCGATAACGTCACCGTCATCCATAACGAAACTGTGTCCACCTCTACGAGCAATGATTTTTAATTGGTCCGGCTTAGCGTCTTTTAGATTCTTTGCAAGACTAGCATCATCATAGCCGCCCTCGTAGATAGGTCTACCGGGAGTAGATACGCCCCAGCCCACTCGGCTAGCTGGTTCACGACTTGCACTTGAACTGATAGGGCCACGAATAGGATCACGAATAATTCCCTGTTGGCTCATGATACTTGCTGTGTAGCTATGAACTGGTCTTGCTGTGTCTAGATATTTGTTACTATCTGCTACACTTTTATCATTAGTATTGATGTTCGTGACAGGCAATCTAGTTGCGCCGCCGTAGCTATTTGCTTCACCTGCGTTAGTAACGATGTTGTCACTTGAACCAATTGCCGGCACCATCTGTAGTGCATCCGCTTCTGGAATACAGCCAATATAGAAACCATAGTTAGGGTCACCATTGACAAATATACAAAGTACTTTTGTTCCGATATCGGGAGGGGCATGCCATTCACCGTAACTGCTTGGATTTGCAGTATAGTCACCTAGACCAGTTTGACCTGCTGTGGGTTTAACCATACCAAAGAAATTACTAAGATAGCTTACGGTGACCCAACCGCCAGAATCATCTGAGTTAGTAGGAATACTTTTATCAGATAACAATACTTTAATTCGACCGGAGCGAGTAGGATCAATATTGTCCTTAACAATACCAATTACCGGGGCTGTCTTATTCCCGCCGGTACCGCCGCCTTTTGTGTCTGCTTTACTTTGTGTTTTAATTGTATCTGTTGGCATATCTAGCTCTCATGAATATTAAATTGTTCCTATGAACGGTGGAGGGGTAATTGGGGATGTCAGTAAAGTTGTTCTAATTCCACTAGTGTTAGCGAAAATATTAGTAGTTTCTCTACCTGCATCAGTAAGTGAGGCATTAAGAAATCTATTAGTAGTTATCGGTCCAGTTGCGTCATCATCCACCACTATTCCTAAATTAGTTGGAACACCGCGAGTTGCAGTCACTACAATAATGTCTGATGCAGGTAGTGCAGTACTAGCAGAAATAATTGATTTATTAGTAGACAATTTTGTTGAAGGGTCAGTTTTTAATCCAGAATCAGCATTCGTTGCATTACTTGCAGAAGTAGAATTTCCGGTCGCAGTTTTTGTTCCTGCGGCAGGGGCTGTTCCAGCAGGCTGAGTACTATTGTTTGCTGCCGGCTCTCTGCCTTCTCCTTGAGTAGGCTTAGCTGATTCGGCAAAAGTATTAATTCTACAATCTAGTGTTTGCTTGAATGAGCCGCCGGAAAATTGACTAGTCACTTTTAGTACTTGATAGCTAATACCCTTAACTAATTCTGCAACGTCTTTCGGATAGTCCCAAAATAGAATACTTTCGTTGATAGATAATGTGCCTGGCGCGCCGGTTATTCCGCCTGTTGATGGATCCGGTGCAGTGCTACTTACAGCATCGGAGCTATAATCCACCGCTTCTTTAAAATCTATTTCAACAAATACTTGACCGCCATTTGGGTTAATAGTAAATCCATCAGCACCATAAAACTTTTTGTATAGTTGTTCTTCAGAATAACCCGAGTCTGTCATAATAAAATCTGGATCGCCGAGTATTTGTATTTTAGCTTCCGCCTGACTTGCCGGATCAAATAACGAAGTAATATAGCTATTCTGTGCAGCTTTACCTGCGCCGCCGACCTTACCCTCTGTAGATTGCTCTGATGCTTTACCCGGAGTAACTGGAGTGTCTGCAGGCGTACCTTTTTGCCCATTGCCGGATTCGCCAGTAGAAGTACCATCAGTGGAAGGGTTCTCAGTATCAGAGGTTGAGTTCCCGTCTTGCGGTGCTACTGCTACAGTGAAATATGCATTGTTTAATTCTTGAACATAAGAAATGACTTCGCTGTTTTGTCCGGTATACCAGTAGTTGTATCGTTTGTGTGGTCCATAATATTTTGAAGTGACATTGGCGTATGCACTATCAATGATTGGAGTTTCATATACCTGTATAATATAGGTAATATCATATACCCAATCGTTTGTGTCTGTATTCCATCTTGCATTTTCTAGTTGAGAACTGCAATTGTACCATTTCAAAACTTTTTTAGTGGATTGGTCTATTTGATTCATTTTACTCTTGTCTTTAGGAGGCTCTAATGAAGTCGTGTAGACTGTTTTTAATCCTTGTTCTAAAAATTGACTTTGCGTAATGATTGTACTGATTGCCGCTGGAATAGGGGTTGGATTAGGTGATCCTGATATAGTTATAGTTGTTTTTGTATTGTCAGGGGTTTGACTTTTAGTTGCAGTTTTGTCATTTGTATCTGCTGTTTTTTTGGCGCCAGACCCGGCCCACTTAAATTTATCTAAGTCAGCAGGAGAAACAATCTTAGACTTGCCGATTACAGTTGCGGCTTCACCTAAGAATTTTACCTTGTATGTATTGTACAATTCCGGATTCTTTTTGCTACCCTTGTGCAAGTCTTTTTGACGCTTATTTAATTCATCCATTAATTTATTGATTGCAGTTTCTACGTCACTTGCTTCGATATTGATGTTAGTATCAACTTGACCGCGTTTAATACCAAACGCTTCTGCCGGCGCCAGCGAAGCCGCAGAAATATTATACGTTACTGCTTTACCATCAATTTTAAACTTCATATCAGTAAGAATAATATCATAGTATCTTTGGAATACTGCGCCATTGCCAGGCGCAGTTGGGTCTAGAGTATTGCTGTCAAACATCTCTGTTCCCTTCATCAAGTTACCTACATCATCATATCCGTAAAAACGAATACCTAAAATAAAGAATTGTTTTGTGGGGTTTTTTGGAAGGTAGATGCTTTTACCATTTTTTGCTAATCCAGCTTCTAACGCTTGTTGAGCTTTTCTTAAGTTACTGACAAAAGAAAAACCATATGGTTCGGTAATAGTGAACTTAATTGATGTGGTATTAGTATCGCCTTCGCCTGCTTTACCGCTAGTGATGGTATCAAAAGACAAATTATCAATTGAGTAATCGAATCCAAAGCCTGGCGCACGTAACTCGTCTTGATTATTAATGCCGCCGGATTGTGCAATCAAATATGCGCCGCCATTATCTTCCCCAGCTAGCTGACTAAATGCATG